TCGTCGCTCGTCGACGTCGCAGTCGCCGCCGAGGCGACCCCCGGCCCGCTCGTCGTCGTCCCCCGCGGGCGTGCGCGAGCAGGATTGGCCATCGTCGCCCGCGCACACCTGGCCGACGACCCGGTCCTCACCACGCCGGCGCCGCTGGTCGTGACGCCGGCACCCTGGCCGAGACGCGGGTACGTCGCTACCGCACGCGGGTCGCTGTTCGACGCGGCGACACCACAGCCCATCGTGGTGACGCGGCCCACCAAGCGCGTCGACCCGCCGCCGATCCTCATCTTCCGCACCGCGCCAGCCGAGGCGCCTGTTGCCGATGCCACCCCGCCACCGGTCGTCATCGTGGCCAGCCGACGCCTGCCCGGCTCCACCGTGCTGCTGCTGCGCAATCCGGCCGAAGCCGGTCCGTACGTGACTCCGGTGAAGGCCGCCTCGGCCCCGACCGTCGCCTCGGCCAACGCGTCGGACTCGGCAGTTACCGCCGCCCGCACCTCCACCTCTGCCATCACGGCCCGGGCCACATCGAGCGGAGGTGTCACGTGAGCGCCTCGGTCTTCTTCTCCTCGGCATCCGAGCTGGCGACGATCTCCAACACCTTCACCGTCGACAGGACCGCCACCGACCCGACCACCATCTCGCTCGTCATCACCGACCCAGACGGCGATGAGACGACATACACCTACGCCGAGTCGGAGATCACCCGCACCGGCCCGGGCGCGTACCGCAAGGACATCACCTGCGACAACGACGGCACCTGGACCTACGAATGGGTCGGTACCGGCGCCGCGGTCGACACTGAGGTCGGCACCTGGGACGTCCAGGAGACTCAGCTCGGACACCTGTACTGCCCGGTCTCCACCCTCAAGTCCCGGCTCTCCATCGACTCGACCGAGGACGACGACGAGCTGCACGCCGCGTGCTTCGCCGCGTCCCGGTGGATCGAAACCCACTGCGACCGGGTGTTCTGGCGCAGCCTGGCCGAGGCGCGGACGTTCGAGCCGAACGACTGCCACACCGCGGTGCGGCTGCCGGCATTCTGCGACCTCGTGTCGGCGTCCTCCGTGAAGACCGACACCGCCGGCGACGGCTCGTTCGCCACGACCCTCACCGGCGGCTACCGCTTCCTGCCAGGCAACCCCGGCGCGGCGCCCGAGTGGCGCCCGTACGACGAATTGGTCCTCACGACCGGCTCGTTCCCAGTCGGCACGCAGGGGCGCCTCGACACCGTACAGATCACCGGCGTGTGGGGGTGGCCGAAGGTGCCGCCCGCGATCCGCACGGCGGCCCGGATCATCGCCGCCGACACGTTCCGGCTCAAGGACAGTCCGTTCGGCGTCGCCGGTGAAGGCGATTTCACCGTCCAGGTCGGCGAGAACGCCCGGGCGCTGAAGTTCCTGAAGCCGTACCGGCGTGACGTGGTGCTCGTCGGATGACCACCGTTGAGCAGGCGATGCAGGCGCTTGCGGATGCGTTCGGCGGCATCGCCGGCCTGTCTCGCTACCCGCGGCCACCCGGAACGATCAACGTTCCAGCGGTCGTCGTGTCACTGCCGGCCGGTGAGCTCGGCGACTACTCGCCGGTCATGGGTCAGGACGCGATGGACCTGACGCTCGTCGTCAACGTGTTCGTGCAGTGGGGCGATGACAGAGCCGCCTGGTCGCAGCTCCTGCCGTTCGTCGACCGGGCCGGCACCTCCTCGCTGTTCGCCGCGGTGAACGCCGACCCGACGCTCGGCGGCGTCGTCGACAGTGCGCTGCCGTTCAACCCGACGAACTTCGGCCCCTACACGTACGGCGCCGTGCAGTACCTCGGCGCGGAGATGACGGTCGAGGTGCTGATGTGAGGTGGCTCGCCGCCGAACCCGGGCCCGCCTACTCGGTGCTCGACGTCCACAACGGCTGGGTCGAAGCCCTCCGCGCGCTCGGCGAGCAGGTCATCGAGTACCCGCTCGGGTCGATGCTCACCTTCTACGACCACGCGCTGCTCGAGGCCGGCCCCGGCCGGTTCCGGAAGGCACTCACCGGCGAGCAGGCCACCGAGCTCGCCACCGACCGGCTGTGCGGGGCGCTGTGGAAGACCCGCCCCGACGCGCTGCTCATCACGTCCGGGTTCTTCGTCGACGGGCAGGTCCTCGACCGGGCGCGCCGCGACGGGGTGAAGGTCGTCGTCCTCGGCACCGAGTCGCCGTACGAGGACGAGCGGCAGCTGAAGCTGGCCGAGCACGCCGACGTGTTCCTCGTCGACGACCCCACCAACCTCGGCCGCTTCCAGGCCGTCACGACCGCCGTGTACACGCCGAAGGCGTTCCGGCCGTCCGTGCACCAGCCGGGCCCGCCCGACCCGATGCTCGCCTGCGACCTGTCATTCATCGGCACCGGCTACCCGTCGCGGATCGAGCTCCTCGAGGCGATGGACCTCGAGGGAGTGGACGTCCTCCTCGCCGGGAACTGGCAGCGGCTCGACGACGACTCGCCGCTGCGCCGGTTCGTGCCGGGCGACGTTGAGGAGTGCCTCGACAACGCGACCGCGGCCGCCGTCTACCGATCCACGCGGGTCGGGCTCAACCTGTACCGCCGCGAAGCCGAACGGCCGGAGCTCGCCGCCGGCTGGTCGATGGGGCCGCGCGAGCTGGAGATGGCCGCGACCGGGTGCTTCTTCCTCCGCGACCCGCGCGGCGAAGGCGACGAGGTCCTCCACATGCTGCCCCGCTTCACGTCACCTGAGGAAGCCTCCGCGCTCTTGCGCTGGTACCTTGATCACCCCGATCAGCGTGCCGAGCTCGCCGCCCAGGCGCTTGCCGCAGTGCAAGGCCGCACATTCGATCAGTCGGCGGCTACCTTACTGCGGCTTCTCGATTCCTTTTCCGCTTAGCCCGCTCGCGCTCGGCGCAGCATTTGCGGCAGACCCGAACATGCGATCCGCGGACGAATATCCGCCGAGTGTTCTGCTCGTCGAACGGGTGTCCCCACTTGCAATGCGTTCGCCCCGCAGCGCCGCCCGTTTCGCCCCGTCGGATGTTCTCGCCGCAGGTCACAGGCTCCAGGTGGTCCGGGTTGACGCAGCTCCTGACTCGGCACAAGTGGTCCATGTGGAGACCCTTCGGAATGTGCCCCCTCCATGCCTCGTAGGCAACGCGGTGAGCACCGACACCTCGACGACCCACCTGTATCTGTCCGTATCCATTTGGCGTGATGTAGCCGCCCCAAATCCAGCAGCCATCCGGCTGAATTCCGACGAACTTCATGATGCGGTCCTTTATCGGCCTCGTCATCCGTCAATTGTACGCGCTTTTTAACAACCATGCCGGCCGCCTGCTGCGGCTCACGGAAGGAGCAAGACCTTGAGTCGAATCCATGGGCGCAACGGCCGCATCTACATGGGCCTCGCCAGCGACACCGCGGTCGCGACGCCGCTCCCGTTCTTCGCGAACTGGTCGATGAACTTCACCACCGACAAGGTCGACGTGACCGCGCTCGGCGACACCAACAAGGTGTACGTGGCGGGCCTCCCGGACGCCTCCGGCGACTTCTCCGGCTTCTACGACGACGCCACCGTCCAGACCTACACCGCCGCCGTCGACGGCCTCGCCAGGAAGTTCTACCTGTACCCGTCGATCCTCAACACGGCGCAGTACTTCTTCGGCACGGTCCTGCCTGACTTCAAGGTCAACGCGGGCGTCTCCGGCGCCGTGGAGGTCAGCGCCAGCTGGAACGCGGCGAGCACCATCACCAAGGTGGGCTGACCGGTGATCAGCCTCACCGTGCAAGGCTCCGGCGACCTCCGCGAGCTGTCGGAGAGGCTGCGCCGGGCGCCGATCAAGCTCCGGTCGGAGCTGTTCCGGGCGTTCAAGGCCGCCGGGAAGCCGACGCTGCGCCGGGTCAAGCACAACATCGAATCGATGGACATCAAGGGGTATCGGGCCGGCGGCCGCCCGTTCACCGCGAAGCAGCCCGGCACCGGCATCCGGCGGCGAATCTCCGCAGCCACGAAGCTCGACATCTACACCGGCTCGGCCGACCCGCGGGTCAAGTTCGTCGTCGAGTCCAACAGGCTCGGCGATGCGAAGAACCTGCCGTTCCACCTGGACTCGGCGAAGCGGTTCCGGCACCCCGTCATGGGCAACCGGTCGAAGTGGGCCGCGAACAGCGGCAAGCCGTGGTTCTACAACGAGATCCGCAAGGACCTCGACCTGTTCAAGGCCGAGTGCGAGAAGGCCATCGACAACACCATCCGACAGATCGAGGCAGGCTGACCGTGACGGGCTCCGTCCAGCTCCACCCGAAGGACCAAGTGAAGTACGGGGCGCCGCCGAGCATCCCGTTCGACCTCAACGAGCTCGGCGTCAAGCAGCGGGCCGCGTTCGAGCGGGAGACGAAACGCACCCTGAAGTGGTTCTTCAACCAGCTCCAGGGCGTGCCCGAGCTCGACGAGCACCAGAACCCGATCCCGGTGCCGGTCGTCAACCCGGACGGGTCGCCGAAGCTCGACGACGCCGGCAACCCGGTCGTCAAGATGAAGCTCACCCGGGACCCCGAGGTGTTCGCCATGTACGCGTGGCTCGCCCTCTGGGGCCATGGGATCCGGGTGCCGTACGAGACGTTCGACGTCATCGAGGTCGGGCTGCGGATCGACTACGGCAACGACGAGACCGACGAGGACGTGGACGAGGGAAAAGCGCCAGCGACGGATTCGGAGAGTTCGACGAGTCCGACGGAGACATCCCCGACCGGGTGATGCAGCTGCTGTTCCTGCGCTACTTCCCGGGCCTGTCCCTCGCGGACTTCCAGACACCGAACGGCTTCCCGGTCGACCTGTGGGACACCGGCAAGGCCATGATCGAGTCCTGGATGAAGCGGGGCCTGTAGCGAGGGGGTGCCGCAGGTGGTCGACCTCAACCTGAACATCAACGGCGAGGCCCGCCGCGCCCGCGCCGCCCTCAACGACGTCGCCAGCGGCTCCGAGCGCGCCGCCCGGATCACCGACCACCTCAGCCGCTCGTTCGACCACCTGGAGCGCGAGGCCAACGACGCCCAGCGCTCCCTGGAGCGGGTCCAGCGGGAGATCGCGGACAACGGCCCGACCGCCGAGCTCAACGCGCAGCTCGCGCAGCTGCAGCACCGCCTGTCGGAGATCTCCGACGAGCGCCGCGTCACCGAGAACCTGCGGGCGCAGTTCCGGCGCGCCAGTGCTTCCGCCGCGACGCTGGACCACGAGCTGGCCAACGTTCGGCGCGAGCTCGACAGGTTGAACGACGAGTACAGCCGCGGCGGCGACCCCGCCGTGCTCCGTCGCATCCAGGAGCAGCAGCGGGAGCTGGAGCGGCTCAACGGGATTCGCCGGCGGATCGCCGACGAGGACGAGAACAACCAAGCCCGCCTCGCCCGGCTCGCCGAAGAGGCCCGCCGAGCGCAGCTGCGCTCGGCGGGCC